GTAGCACTTGTAATACCAATATAAATTGTTAATGATTCGCTTGATAAACTACCAGAATCCCAAGATACATTGACTGTAGTATTAGTTGAAAATGAGCTTGAGGAAATTGATCCATATATTGTTCCTGTAGAAGAACCTACAGCTTTAACTCTACGCCCTGCATGATACACAGCTGTTACATCTGTACTAGCAATTGTAAATGCTGTACCAGAAGAATATGCAGGTGTGTATGTTCCTGCTCCATCTCCATATTCTATCCATTCTGCACTATTATACCATTGGCGTACATCCGCCATGATATCTCGCATTGCATTATTGACATTACTAGGAAGCATCCCTTCTGCTATTGATACGGAGCCTGTTCCAGTAGCCGTATTATTAGCAGCAGTTGTGTCATACTTTCCTACATAAGATCCTGCCATATTTATCCCCCTATAAACCAGTCAAGTACATGACTGTTTTCCGAATTGTTCTTTCTTATAAATTCATTAACTGCACGTTCTACTGCTCTTTGAAAATCGTCTGGATTTGCAAAGTTAAAACGTACTGTGTCAATATCATTTTGTTTTGTCATCTATTTCCTGCTGAAACTATTTCTGCATCCATACCTTGAGCATGGTTCCAAGATGTGTTTGCAGCTATATTTAAACTTAATCTGTGATACCTTCCACTTGATCGCAATGGTACTGTTCCATTAGTTGTTAAGGCTACATAACTTGTATTACTTACAGAATCACCTGCTCTTGCTCTACTTCCTATTCTTGCTGTTGGTGTAGATGAAGATATAGCTGAATCTGTTAAAGGTGTAACACGTGTAATTGTAGATCTTCTATTAGGTATAGGCTCTATTTCACCAGTAGTAATAGTTGCTGCTAAATTATTTCCTGTAAAATCTACAATATAGTGAGAATCATTAGCTCCTGCCATAAATAGTGTTCCACCGAGATAGAATCGTGAGTCAAAAGATGCTGTTAAACTATCTAAACTCGTACTGATTGTATCTAATGTTTCTACTGTATAAGGTTGTCCAAATGCTGTCCAAATCATAGGAGCACTTGCTGTTACTTCAGACCACCTATCTACAGCATAATTATAAATCAATAAAGTATCATTAACTCCCAATGTAGCATCATCAGAAGGATAGGACCAAATAACCAAGTGATTTAAGGGGTCATTAGCTCCTACTATGTTCTTTTGATAGCCAACATCTAAATCTGACTGAAAGTTAGCATTAACCTTATGCTGGCCTATTGCTTTTATTGTATCTCCAGCAATTTCAAAGAATCCATCTTGTGCATAGAAAAATACCCTACTTCCTACTTGAACAATAGATTTAGCATAGACAGCTCCTCTATTTTTTGAAATAGTTGAGAACCTAAATATTGTAGGTGCTCCAACATAGTCAACACGTGTAATTGCATTTTCTTGAAAAATATATCCATACTCACCACCTGTTATCCCTGTTACTTCTCCACCATCTGCTAGGTCTTGAGAATCGGATTGTTTTGTTCCTGAAGTCCAGGTTTCTATATCATTGATACCTGACCACTGTACTCTGTTCTTTGCTGTAGAAATTCTACCTGTAAACAGAAAATCTCTTATAACATTTGAATATGTAAATATAGGAGGTGATCCACCAAGATCTGCAAATAAGGATGAAGAACCTAATGTAAAAACTTGTGGTTCATCTATTCCATTAGCAGCCACAACATGATTACCAAATACAGTAAAATCCCACATATTATCCGTACCACCAGTATAGTTACCTGACTTAGATACGTTATTTAATGTTGTTCCATCTAATTGATAAAGCTTTGTTTGTGTTCCTGCAAATGTATAGGAGTTAGAGTCTACATCTTTAGCAGAAATTCCACCTTTGCATTGAGAATCCAATGCTGTTGCTGAAATATTATTTGTTGCTTTCCATGGCTTGTAACTGTTTGCTGCTGGATAAACTCCTGATGCAATAGTAGCTCCAGGGTTTAAATGATCAGGCAAATCAGGTAGCCATTCTCCAAAAGGTATTTGCATTACTTTTCTCTATTTCCTTTGTTCCATCTTTTATTCCAAGCCCAATTGCTTATTTTCCCACAATAAACTTCTAGTAAACCTAGTATAAAGTTTTTCATTATTTTTTAGTTTTAATAAAACTAACATCCGTATTAACTGCTGCTCTTTGTACTACTGGTGCATGACCATATGAATCCTGTCGGTCATTATTCTCACATCTTTCTAACGCAGCAGAATATAATCCTAACCAATTTTGTATTTGAGCAGGATCTAAGCCACCAATAAAATTGGAAGCATGATATAGTGATCCATAAAGATATATACCAGGATGTTGTAATAAAATATAATTATCAGCATTAGAGCTGGTTAATGGTGCAATTTTTTTATAATAATGTATATATCCAGTATAGGAAGCATCAGGACTAGGTGCGAATCTAAATGATTCTGTTTCGTTATCGCTTTCTATAGTATACATACGTGGTCTACCAGTAGTAGAACCTCCACGTAATTCAAACATATTATGTGGTGATACGTAGTTTAGCGTATATTTACTACCCGATAAAATATAAAATGATCGTGCAGAAATAAATCCTGATGGTACTGTTTCAGTTTCAGAATCTATAGTAATAGAATCAATCTGTTCCATCTGTCTAATGCGAAGTTTTGCATTATAATCTGCTTCAGTTAAAGTAATAAAATCATCAGCTATTTCATCTGAAAGATCAGATCTATTAAGCCAATTAGCAATTGCCGTTTTTAAAGCTGTATAAGTATTAACTGCCATTTTTTCCTAAACCTAATAATATTCTTTGTAAACTTGTTTTAGTTTTTTTCAAATCTCCACCTGGAAAATGCCTTCTTTTTATTCGAGCACCAACCTGCCCAGCAAAACGTAAAACTTTCGCACCAGTTTTTTGACCTTCTGGTGTTATTTTACTAGGTCCTATACCCATACCTCCTAATAGTAAAGAGGTAAGTATTTTATCTTTTTTAGTGCGACCAGTAATATATATATGGGGTAAACCCTTTTTTGATACTTTTCTACCGAATCGAAGTCTAGAATACGCTTCTTGTTTTAAACTTTTTTTATCTGACCATACACTAATTGCATCCCAGTTTTTTTGTTTTGAAAATTTTTTATAAACATCAGGTGATGGCTCTTTAGCAAGGAATGTTTCTCTAACTGATTTTAGTCTTTTAGGTGTTGTTGCTTTTTTACGCCCAGTTCTTGTTAAGTTGCCCTTTTTATTTAACCACTGCTTAGCTTTAATTAAATCATCTTTTCTGATTCGTTTACCGCCAAATCTGCGACTTACCATTCTTATGCCTTTCATTCCAAGTCTTAGTGCTACTCCTGCTATTGGTAACATTACATTCTCCCTTCAGATGTTCTAAAATATTTAAACTCTGAACTATTTAATTTTTTACGAAGTATTGCTTTTCTTTCACCTTCAGGTATAGCCCACCAGTTAGAGTCTCCTCTAATCTCTTTAGCCCATAACTCCAGAACAACCATAGGTATACGAGCAATGCGTTTCAATTCACGACTAGGTGAATATCCATCATTGTGCGTATACATATTTTTGTTGTTAGAGAGAATAGGCTCTATATCTTGAACACGATTGATAACAACTTGTTTGTCATCAAAATGATATTCAGTAGATACAGGGCCTATTTCTTTATCCCTGAGTTTAGACATTATTCAGTTAATTCAGTAACGTGTAGTTTTCCATCGCTGCCGCCAATACGCAAAACAGCAATCTTTTCACCTTCAGATACTTTAATATATTCAACATCATTTGCTGGTACAATTGGTGTTGAAGTAGTAGCTGTAGGCGATACTGCAATTTGGATATGACAAGCAATCGTGCTTGAAATTCTTATAACCTCGGTATTTGAACCAAAGGCACTACTTGCACTTGATGAAGAACCAGATGTTAAAACCTGATGTGTACTAAATCTCATTGCTGGTTGACCCATATTATACTCCTATATTAATTATCTTCTTATTACAAATGTTACGTATAATACAACTGTATTAGAGGGTGCACCACTTGTAATCATTTCAATAGATCCACCTTCAGCAACTTCATTAAGTGCTGTTGGTTCTGATGTATCAATATCACCAGCAGCAGATCCAGATTGTGTTACTGTAATTGCAGAGCCAGTCATAGCTGTACCACCAATTTCAAAAGTAATTGCTCCGTTAGCTGTACCAATTGCACCTTGAAGTGCTGTAAAAATTTTTATTACTTTGCCTCCATCAGGTATAGCTACAAATGTTGATGATGCTGTACTAATGTCAGCGATTTTAGCTGTTATAAAATAGTCGTTTAATGTTCTCATTTTGTTCTCCCATTGTTCCGTCTTTAATCCCTCTCAAGACTTCAATGTTAAAAATACTAAGGGAGAGATAGATTTTTGAGATTATCTCTCCCCTAGTTTAGAATTATGAAGAAGTCAAATCTGCGACAAGTCCAGAAGCAGCTTCGCTTCTTGACTCAAGAGTCATTTCAACGAGTAACTGTCTCTTTTCTGTATCACCAGTTTTTGACAATTCATGCATAGTGAAATCACGAAGCATTGCTACACCCCAGTATTCCATATCAAGAACATATGCGTCTCGTTCTCGAGAGAATCTGTTAGGTACAACTTCTAAATCTCCGAAATCACTAGAGTAGATATCAATAGAAGCATATAAAGTTCTATCTTCACCAGCATCGAATCGAGTAGATCCGCCAGTAAATCCAGATACTTTTTGCTTATTGAATGGACCAGTCATTAGAACAGATGGATTACCACCAGAGTTCCAAGCACCCTTTATTACAGTCTTTAATAAAGATTCTGTGAAAACTCTTTGAGTTCCATTAGTTCTAGCATTTGAGCCATCTCCTGTAGGAGAAGCTCCTGATCCTTCAAATGAATCATTGGTAGCAACCCAAGAACCTAAAGCACCAAATTGTCTAGCTGCTGTTGCACTACCTGCTACTTGTAGATTATTAGTGCAAAGAGTAGTTTCAATGTCTCTTTTTAGTTCACGGGCTTTTTTTGCGATTTGATAAGCTAGCTCGGAATCACGACCTGCTTTATTAACGGCTTCTTGTGTGCCAGTAATAGTAACTGTCTTATCAAGAATTTGTGTATAATTGAAAAGACGAGTAGTAGCGGTTGATGCATCCATTGTAGCTTCATCACCTTCAATAACTGCGTTTGTACTTACAGCTGATGCTAGTGCATCTGTTTGCCATTCGTGCTTAGTAGATGCTGCTGCAGTTTTTCCTACGCCACTAAAAAATGGAGTTTCTGTAGGAGAAATACTGTAGATCACATCAGCTAAATCTTCACGAATACCTTTTGCATCGTAAGTGTCAAACGTATTTGTTGGCTGTGCCATATTTGTTCACCTTATTTTTTTTGAAGATTAATCATTTCAAGTATCGCACTTTGAGCATCCTTAACATGATGCGTTTTGCGAAGCTTGCCAATTTTATCTCTGACAACATTTCTACCACCAGATGATCCTTTCGCAACACCAGATTTCATAACTTTAGGAGCATTTGCAGCTTTCTTTTGAGCCAAAGGCTTTTTATTCTGCAAGTCCTTATAAGCTAAAGCATCACGAATTAACACCAATTGCCGAGCATCGGAAATAGTATTAATTTCGTTTTCGTTAAATCCATATGTAGCTAATCCAGTTCTAAGTTTGGCTTTAAAGCTTACCTCTTTACTAGGATCAGAAAACTCAGGTATTAAACGTTTTGCTTTACTTCGTTGCTCACCAAGGTATGTATTATATTGGCTTTGCCATTGATCTTGAGCCTGGGTTTTCATATCATTCAGCTGATCTCTTTTTATTCGTAACTGGTAGTCCAGTTTAGCTGCAGCTGATGGATCTTCTTCCCAAAGTGTTTTAAGATCTTGGCTTCCTTGTTGAGCATTAACGTATGTATCTGCTGTTGCAATTAGCTCATTTAATTGATTGAGTTTATTGTCAACAGATTGTCTAAGACTACCTCTTTCAGTTTCAAAATCTTGTTTCTCCATTGAAAGTTGATGAGTCTTTTGACGATAATCAGCATCTCTCGAATAACCATTCTTCAGTTCATCGAGGCTAACCTCTTGCTCTTGACCTTGTATTTTTACTCGGTGGAGATTTGGTTCCTCTACTACTTCGGATGTTTCTTCTGAGTCTGATTCGTTTACAGCAACAGGTTCCTCTTGTGCGACTGCTTCTTGAGCTTGGTCGTTTTGAGAAATATCCTCTGTTTGAGGCTGTTCTGATGGTTCTGTTTTAGGTTGAGAAGCTTCTTGACCTTCTTGTGAAGGTTGAAGTAATCCCTCAATCTTTCCTGCAGGACCAGTTAGTTTGTCGGCTATAGCCATAAGTTCCTCCTTAGAACGTTTCTAAATTGAGATTAACGTATTAAAGCTTCCAGAATGGATTAGCTTTTTTTTACGAGGTCGTTTAGCTCTTTCTGAGCTAGCTTCCCTGAAAGCATGACAGACTCTAAATGACCTTTGACTTTCTCTACCATATTGTAGGCTAGCCAAAGCATCAGACGTTCATCATCTGCTTTATAGGAAGTTTTAAAGACTTGTTCTCTATATATAGATAGCAAGTCATCAAAAGCTTGTTTCAATAATGGATCTTCGAGCAATACTTTTGCTCTGTGTCCTTTATTGATCTGTTCTTGTGTTCGGTCCTTGTTTGACATTTCCAAAGAATTTTTGTTGTCCTTGTAATACTTGTTTCATAATATCGCCCTGTTGTCTAACTTTTTCTTTCTCTATAGTAGTAGAATCTCTCATTTCAGCTTCATTAATTTGTGTATTATATTTCAACTCTAGTTCTTTTATTTTAAGTTCAAAGTCTAGCAATGCTTGTTTCATTTTACTTTCTAGTTCTTTAGCTCTAGTTTGTGATTCAAGTATTGCTCTTTCGTTTTCGCCTTGTACTTGTGCCAGTGTAACTTTTTCAAATTCACTTGGCGGTTTCGGTGGCAACTCAGGCATTTGTTGTGCACCGACTTCAGGGTCCATAAAGTATGGATCAGGTCCATTCAACCCTGCGTTCTCTGTTATTTTACGTAATGTATTATACACGTTACGTAAATTAACCATCGGACCATAAACGTTTTGTTGCAAGTTAATAGCTTGCATTTGTCTTTCTAATATTGCATTAAGCAATATCAATTGTTGTTCTTTAGAACCAGTACCTAAACCTACATTAATAGAAATATTCATTTTATCTTTCCATTCAAAAGGTCGCATAGGAATATAGGTATTGCGTAATCTTATAATCTTTTCTTTTTGTTGATACTTGCATACAAGTTCATATATTTTTCTTCCTAAATCTTTTACACCAGTTTCAGCAAATATGCGAGCAATTAATTCCATACGCATTTGTGTTTGGTTTAATATTTGCCCTGTAGCTGTTGCAGTCTTATTTAATGAATCTGCATCTAAACCTTGAGATATACGGGTAACACCAGTACGTGTTTCTTTTATAGAATCTAAGTATTCTAATAAAGGAAATGCTTGATCATTTAGTGGAGGTGTTGTCATTGGAAACATAACATTTTGTGGTGGTTGTTTTGTTCTTACAATTCCTCCAGGTCTGTTGGTAAGTAAATCATCCATAGATACTTGACCATCTTGTACTGCAATACGTGCATTATTTGTCAAATACATATTGTCTAAGACTTGTCTGATAATGGTAGATTTAATTAATTGTATATCTTCTACCAGTTCAGAAATAGATCTACCATAAAATCTGTGTGGCATTGGTACAGGTGTCATAGATATAAATGGTATAGAATCTACTTCCTGTATATCAAGTGTATCGTAATTACCATCGCCACCAACAGTAACTTTATAAAGTTTAGCTCTACCTTTACCATCTACATCTAAACGAACATAACATTCGTGTATAACAACTTCATCTGTAGAATGATCACCAGAAGTAAATCCACGTGATACATCTACATCACCATAACGTGTAACTTTATCTTGATTATAAACAGCAGCATCACCTGAAGGTAGTTTTGCTACAACATCAGGATCATAACCCATTTCAACTAATTCGCTTCTTGTTTTTGTAACTCGGTGTGCAACAAAGTTTGCTGAATCGATTGATTTAGCTCTACGTTCAATTAAAAATTCTTCAGGTGGTACAGGTTCTATTCGTACCTGACCATATGTTTGATGTCGTTCTATAACAACATCATGTAATTTTAATTTATCTAATTCTTTTCCAGTTTCATCTAAAATAGGTTCTTCATATTCTGAATGGTTTTTAACTTTTACTTCACCATCAGATACAAGAACACTAAACTCATCATCATTAAGACGTAAATATTCTTCTCGTTTAATTTTATAAGAATCATCCCAATAAACTTTTAGTATTCCATTCTTTTGTATTAGGGCATCTTTAAACGCAGTATACAATGCCATGAATCCATCATTCTCTTTATAGAAAATGTAATTCATATAATCAGAACATTGTCTTGCCATTTCTTCATCTTCTGGTCCAACTGGATCACAGGCAAATACATTTTCGCCTGCAGTAAAAACTCTCATTAAAGATGGTAGCAAACTTTCAATGGTATCACTTACATCAGTAGAAATAACTTGTGATCTACCTTCTTGTTCATTACCAAAAGGATATCCTAAATAATATTCTAGTGAACGATTACGTTTGTTTACAATCTCGCCACCAAGATATCCCATTGAACCATGTATCTCTTTTGCTACTATGGCCTTTATATCTAGCGTTGATAATTTTTTTCCTGCCATTGATTTTTATAATATTTTTCCTAAAAGACCAGACTTGCCTAAAAACTTTTTTAACAATTTAAGATCTTTTTTAAACCCTTTTGGTTTAGTTGCAATTGCTCTTGGTGTAAGTGATTTAAGATGTTTTCTAGCCATTGATCGATTCCATTCAAGCACATTCTTGTCAACAAGAACCATATTCTTTTTTACTTTTTTTATCATTATACTATATAACTTGTATCTACATTAATTGGTTTTGTCCACTCTGTCATATCAATTGGATTGTGAACACATCCATATCGAAATGCATCAGAAGCGTGTGAACACCAATCATGCAGAGGTTTATTTTTAAATACTTGGTTTTTATCATCCCATTGCTTACGATATTGTCGTAGGGCGTCTAAACCAAGTTTACATTTTTCTCTATCGAAATAACAATAAGGGAGAGCATTACGTACAGATTCAATACCATGATCAACTTCAAGTTTAGGAGCAACTTCAAAGTCAATTCCTAATTCTTGTGAAACTTCTAATCTACTTTTACCTGTACCTAGTTCTCTAGCCATTATATCGTGAGGAGCAACATGACGTGAATATTTATAATCCCTTTCAATTAACACGTCTGCATAGTGCATTAATGATTCACCAGATGTTTCATAATAGTCTATTAAATGGATTTCTTCTCCAACTCTTTGAACAAACCATATAGCTGTTGAATCTCCAATACCAAGATCCCACCACGTTTCTACTCCTACGTTTGGATCTGCAGGCACGGAAGTGATCCTCCCATCAGAATCAGCTTGCGTTATTAACCTTCCATAATAACTGCCTGATACTGCAGCTGTAAATGAACATTCAAACTCCTGATTGAATTGTTCCTCAGTCATCAGAGCACGTGCCTGTTCCAGCTCCTCGTCTGGAATTACCTCGGTTTCGCTAGATTTATATAATTTAGCAAACCAATCTTTGTGCCCTCTTTTGGCGAAGTCATAAACTTCCCAAAACTGGTTATGGCCCATGGGTGTTCCAATGAACAAAACCCAGCCGAGAGAATCAGATACAGCAGGTCTAATTATCTCTGTCCATACTCTAGGAGACATAATAGCGTATTCATCCATTACGACTCCATTAAAACCTAGTCCTCTTAAGCTGTCTGGATAATCTGCTCCGAATATCTGTATGCGTGAGCCATTAAACAAATCTACTTTTAATTCTGTTTCGTGTCTGCCACCACCAAAAACCATTAATGGTCTTGTATACATTTTTAGAAAATCCCATGCTATACTTTTGCCCTGGCGATAAGTAGGAGATATAAACGCCAGTCGTGCATTAGGTCTATCTACAGCAGTTTTTATTAATTGATTTACAGCTAGTGTCGTTTTCCCAAATCGTCTATGACATACTAATACAGAAAAACGTTTAAGCTGACTATGTATTTCTTTTTGTAACTTACGAGGTTTATAAGGTATTTCGATTAGCTTTCGCATATACGAGAGCTATCATTCCTTCCATTTAATGTCAATCTCTATAGGCTCATCTGTTCCTATTGTAGTATTACTATTAGCTAGTTTAGGGTGTACGAAAGGTGCAGCTTTTTCTGCAGCCCATGACTTTCTTTCTGGAGACGCAGCTGGATTATTCAGTATAGCCAACATATAATCTAAAGGGCTATGCCTGTATTTCTGATGTAAGTCATTTAATTGTTTTAATTTCCAGTTAGTTCTGGGCCCTTTTTTACGGCCAGCTCCAACTCTTTTGCCACCATGTATCATCTAAACCTTCTTGGTTTATATTTCCATATAGTACGTGAACGCTTTTCTGGTTGTAATTGGGCTTTTAGTTTTTTATATTCCTTTTTTTGTGCAAAGTGTGAAAGTCCTGCAGTCCACGCTAGTGCACCTGGGATTGTAAGCGACCACTTAACTCCTTTTCCAACACCCCAACCGATACCGCCACCAATTGCTTTACCTATTTTAGAACCAATTGACATAATTATTTTCTCCTACGTTTTTTAGCCATCTTTTTAAATGTTTTGGCTAGATTATATCTTTTAGACCCAGGTGGACAACTTGGGCCACCAAACTTAGCACCAGTACAAACTCCTTTCGTACCTCTACGTTTGATGGATCTATTGGCCTTCTGAATCC